TTACAGAGTTGCAAATAAAGGTAAAATAGATGCAAATGAATTTGTTCAATACATTAAAGATACATTTGGATCGGAAACAGAAGTAAAAGTTATTCCTCCTAAACAAACTCCTAATAGAAGTCGCTCTTTTAATGCTTTTTTATTTAAGGTAGATGAAAGAGAAGTTAATTTAAATTTAGCAGGAGGAGCAACAGCCAATAAAGGAGTTGCATTTGAACAACAAATAGTAGATGATTTAAACAACTTTAAAAACGAAGTAAAAGAATTTACACACCAAAAACTTGTAGAAGCAATTATTAAAGAATTTAATCTCACAGAAGATAATTTTGAAGTAAAAGCAGTCGGAAGTCAAAATCAAAGAAGATCATTAAAATTTACACCAGACGGTCCTTTGATAAGCACCCCAGGTGAACAAAGTATAGCACAAACACTTGCTGATTTAATATTAGTAAAAGAAGGTAAACAACATTACTTATCTTTAAAATATAATGAAACTCTTACTTTTTTTAACTCCGGTACTAAAAATGTATTTACTGATCAAGACGTTACTGATGGTAGAATAACTAATCCTAATGGAGTAGCACTTTTAGAAATGTTAGGAATAAATAATGAAGTATTCTGTAGAGTTTTTAACGAATATAAAGAAGATAAATCAGGGACTAATTTTAAAGAGTTCCATAAAAATGTAGAACCAGATCAAACTAAACTTAACAACTTAATGTTATCTGGTATTGGTTCTGGCTATTATATGGTAAAAGGAGCAGATTCTGGTAACTTTGACTTTTTCTTTATTGATGATGATTACTTACAAAAAGCTGCTAAACCAACTTCAGGAGTATTCGTAGAGTACGGAGGCTCAGGAGGTGTAGCAAAAAGAGTTAATGTAAAATTTACCACAGGTAAATATAGAATTACAATTAACATAAGAAATAAACAAGGAGGAGTAGCGCCAACACATATTATGGCTGACTACAAACCTATTTAGTTATGGCACAAGACATAAAAAAAATAATAGCACAGGAGTATATCAAGTGTGCTAAAGATCCTTCGTACTTCATGAAGAAGTACTGCTATATACAGCACCCTACCCGTGGTAGGATCTTATTTAATCTCTACCCTTTTCAATCTAAAGTTTTACATTTATTTAGAGATCACCAATATTTAATTACACTAAAGTCTAGACAGCTTGGTATATCAACTCTAGCTGCTGGATATTCTCTTTGGTTAATGCTTTTCCATAAAGATAAAAACGTTTTAGCTTTAGCTACTACTCAGGCTACTGCTCGTAACTTAGTTTCTAAAACTATGTTTATGTATGATGAGTTACCTAAATGGTTAAAACTGCCAGCGGTAGAAAAAAATAAATTATCTTTAAGATTAAAAAACGGATCTAAAATAACAGCTAAATCATCGAATGCAGATGCTGCAAGATCAGAAGCAGTATCGCTACTGTTAATAGATGAGGCCGCCTTTATCGATAACATTGAAGAGACCTTTACTGCAGCACAGCAAACGTTAGCTACCGGTGGACAATGTATGGCATTGTCAACTCCTAACGGTATTGGTAACTGGTTTCATCAAACCTGGGCAAAAGCCGAATCAAGAGAAAATAGTTTTATCCCTGTTAAATTACCATGGACAGTACATCCTGAAAGAAACCAAGAGTGGAGAGATCAACAAGACTCAGATCTAGGGCCTCGTATGGCTGGGCAAGAATGTGATTGTGATTTCTTAGCTTCTGGGGATACTGTCTTCGAACCTGATGATATGACTTTTATAGAACAAACTTCTTTAAAAGAACCCATGGAAAGAAGAGGTGTCGATGGTAATTTTTGGATATGGGAAGCTCCTGATTATACTAAATCATATATGGTTGTAGCCGATGTTGCAAGAGGAGATTCAACAGATTATTCTGCCTGTCATATATTTGATGTAGCAAATGCAATACAGGTAGCTGAATATAAAGGTAAGATATCACCTAAAGAATATGGAAATGTACTTGTAGGAATAGCATCAGAATATAACGATGCTTTACTTGTAGTAGAAAATGCTAATATTGGATGGTCTACAATAGAACAGATACAAGAACGTGAATATAGAAACTTATACTTCTCTCCTAAATCGCATAATGAGACAGTAGAATCATATATGCAAAAATACGAAAGAGATAAATTAGTTCCTGGATTTACAATGTCTATGAGAACCAGACCTTTAGTGATTGCAAAGATGATGGAGTACATTAGAGATAGGTCGGTAACTATTCAATCAAAGAGACTTTTAGAAGAAATGAGAGTCTTTATTTGGAAAAACGGTAAAGCTCAAGCACAAATAAGATACAATGATGATTTAGTAATGTCATTCGCAACAGCTCTATATGTAAGAGATACTGCGTTAAGACTGCAACAGCAAGGCATGGATCTAGCTAGAGCACAATTATCTTCTTTTGCGAATTCTAACGCTAGAAATAAAGTTATAATGTCTTCAGTTGCTAATCGACAAGAAAATCCGTATCTTTATAAGACCCAACACGGTGAAGAAGACATCAGTTGGTTATTGAAATAGACTATTTATAATTAAAATTATACTAAATGGCGGATACTTCATTATTTGGAAGGCTGAAAACGTTATTCTCTAACGACGTTGTGATACGAAATGTTGGAGGAACCCAGTTAAAAATAGCTGACGTCAATCAAATACAAACTACCGGTAGATATCAAACTAATTCTTTAATAGATAGATTTAGTCGTTTATATATTTACAATAATAAGAATATATTTAACCCTAACCTTAATTACCAAACCCTACGTATTCAGCTATACTCTGATTATGAGGCAATGGACACAGATCCTATTATAGCATCTGCTTTAGATATAATTGCAGATGAAGCTACAGTAAGAAATGAAATGGGAGAGTTGCTTTCTATTAAATCTTCCGATGAAAATATTCAGCGTGTACTTTATAACTTATACTACGACGTTCTTAACATAGATTTTAACCTGTGGTCTTGGACTAGGAATATGTGTAAATATGGAGACTTCTTTTTAAAGTTAGAAGTAGCCGAAAAGTATGGAGTTTATAATGTTCTTCCTTATACTGTTTACCATATGGTTAGAGAAGAAGGAACTAACCCAGAAAACCCAACATCTGTGGAATTCGTATTAGATCCTGACGGAATCGCAGCTTCACAGAATCCTAATTACCTCCCTAAAAGGGACGGAAAAGAAAGACAACTTAGGTTTGATAATTATGAAGTAGCTCATTTTAGATTGATTTCTGATACTAATTACCTACCTTACGGACGTTCTTATTTAGAGCCTGCTAGAAAAATATTTAAGCAAGTTACTCTAATGGAAGATGCGATGTTGATTCATAGAATCATGAGAGCACCAGAAAAGAGAATATTCTACATAAACGTTGGTACTATTCCACCAAATGAGGTTGAGCAGTTTATGCAAAAGACTATCAATCAAATGAAAAAAACTCCTTACCTTTCTGATGATGGTCAGTATAACTTACGTTTTAATATGCAGAACATGATGGAAGATTTCTACCTTCCAGTTCGTGGAGGAGATACCTCTACTAAGATTGATACTACCCCAGGATTACAGTATGACGGTATTCAAGATGTTGAGTTTCTACAACAGAAAATGTTTGCTGCTTTAAAGATTCCAAAGGCATATTTTGGATATGAAGGAGATTTGCAAGGTAAAGCAACCCTTGCCGCAGAAGATATAAGGTTTGCAAGAACTGTTGAACGTATTCAAAAAATAATGGAATCTGAGTTGACTAAGATTGGATTAGTTCATTTATATACTCAAGGATTCACAGGAGAGAACCTAACTAATTTTGAAATAAAATTATCTACTCCTTCAATTCTATTTGAACAAGAAAAAGTAGCTTTATTTAAAGAAAAAGTAGATTTAGCTGAGCAAATGAAATCCTCAGGATTATTTTCTACTAATTTTATTTACGAAAAGATATTCGATTTATCTAAAGATGTTTACGAAGAGCAGAGAGACTTAATGAGAGAAGATAGTAAGAGAGACTTTAGAAAAGCACAAATCGAAAACGAAGGTAACGATCCTGCTAAATCTGGAATCACTTACGGTACACCACATGATCTAGCCTCTATGTACGGTAGAAGATCAGAATCTACTCCTAAAGGTGGTGGACCTTTCGAACTACCAACCGGCTATTCAGAATTTGATCCTGCAAAAAAATCTGACTGGGGACAACCTGGACCTGAAGGAGGTAGACCGAGAGAAAGAGCTTCACGTTATGGTACTAATGATGGAATAGGAGGAAGAGATCCTCTAGGACAGCAAGGTATGAAAGGAGGATTCCCATCAGATAATGAATATGTAAGTGAAAATAACGTTACAGAATCTGTTTTAGAGCAAAATAAAGAATCGCTAAAAAACATTATTTTCAAACAAACTTCTACAGAAGATACCGACAACCTTTTAAGTGATACAAACATTAAGGATATTTAGGTAACTTCAACATATTTATTATAGTAAACGTATATTATGAAGATTAAACACTCTAAGTTCCGTAATACCGGGCTAATATATGAATTATTAGTAAAGCAGGTAGCGGCTGATACCCTGAATAACAAAGATTCAGCAGCTATACCTATCTTGAAAAAATTCTTCAATAAAAAGAGTGGTTTAACTAAGGAGTTAAATTTATACGAAGTTATATCTCGTAACACTTCTATCTCACAGTCTAAAGCTGAGGCAGTATTATCAACTATTACCGAAGTATCTAGAAGATTAAATTACAAATCTCTTAAAAAGCAAAAATACGATCTCATATCAGAGATCAAAAAACATTATAACGTAGATGAGTTTTTTGCTATGCCTATAAGAGACTATAAATCTTATGCTGCTCTATACTGTTTACTTGAAGCTCAAAATAATTTTGACTTAGTTGACCCTCAATATCTTATTGATAATAAGACAACTATATTAGAGCATCTTACAAGTCAAAAACAGAACAAAGCTAAGGTTAAAGATACTATAATAGAAGAGTATAGTAAATTTGATAAAGATTTAAAACTACTTACCTTTAAAATTCTTTTAGAGAAATTTAACGATAAATATAAAAACCTACTTCCAGAGCAAAAATTTATACTTAAGGAGTTTATAACTTCAGTGGATTCAAACAAAAGGCTATCTAAACTTGTTAACGAGCAGGTAGATAATATTAAGAGTACTTTACATGAATTAGTATTAGAAGTAAAAGACGAAGTAGTAAAGATAAAAATCTACGAGGTAATAAAAAATATTAAAACTCTTAACAATACACAGAAAGTTACAGATACACATTTAATTAACTTAATGCAATATTACGATTTAATTAAAGAATTAAAAAGTATCTAATGACTAGAAATAAACTTAGAGAGTTAATAAGAGAGGTTCTTTCTGAATTACAAGAGGCAAATGTAACAGGAGCAATAGGTGCTTACTCAACTCCTTTTGCTTTTTCAAAAAAAAATAAAAAGAATAGGGCAACAAAATATGGTGAAAAGCTAGGTTACAGCACTGTAAAAAAGAAAAAAAGACCATACAATACTAAATTAGTAGACTACTTACATAATGAAAACAGTAACTGAAAAATATCACGCAGTAAACGAAGGTACATTAAGCAAAGCCGAGTTTGTTAGACAAATGAGACTTGCACACCCTCAAATTATTTCTCAATTTAACGGATTTGACGATTCAGTTCAAATCTTAAAAAATAGGGGATTACTTTTTGAAAAGAAAGAAGAAGTAGAATATGAAAACCCTTCTTATAATCTATCACCAGATACAGTAAGAAGAGGATTGAGATATGAACTTATACTTGCCGGTTTAGATCCTGCTGGAGATATCTCGGAAGAAGATTATATGAAAGCTCATAAAAAAGCTGAAGATAACATTATGAAAGACCAGCTTCATTATTATAGAATGATTGCTGATGATAAAACTAAAATAGAGCACGATAAAATGAAAGAGACTAAAAGAGGTGCTGAAGAAACTGATACAGATAATGCTATGGCAAAAGTAGAATTAAACGAAAACGTTAATAAAAAACAACTAATCAGAGAATCAGTTAAAAGTTGTACAGATATAATTAAAGTAAAATATCCAAATGCAACTGCTGATGATATTTTAGATTTTTTTAATTCTCTAGATCAAGAACAACTGAATCAAATGTATAATGATGATCCTGCTTTTGACTGTGAACAAGAATATGATGAGTATTTGATTGCTAATAGAGATTCTTTAGACGAAAAAGAATCTACAGTAGTAGATAAAAAAGCTATATTAGAAAACGCAGTACACTCAATTAAACAGGTATTTCCAGAATTAACTAGAGAAATTTTCAAAGCATATATCGATACACATTATACTGATCTTTTAAATGACCCTAAAATAGATGTAGCAAATGATTTTATTGAATGGGCATATGTAAACGGATATATGGACGATAAACCAGCTAGTTTAGACGAAACAGAATCTTCTATTAATGAAAGAGTAGGTAGTTTAGGTGAATTTATTTCTCTTATTCATGATAGAGCAAAAGACAGTGAATTCTCAGAAGCAGAAGAAGCACTTGAAGTAATCGAAGCAATTGCAGATCACTACGGAATAAAAATTCAAGCAGATGGTCCTGCAGGAGAAGTAAACGAAGGTAGAAGGTCTAAAACTAAAGGAGGTAAAATAGTAACAGAGAATGACTATGAAACAGGTGGGTATGTAGAAGCTATGGGACCTATGTTTGACAGAGCCTGTAAGATGTTAATGTCTGCTTGGGAAGAATGGAAAAACGGTCCTATGACCGAACCAGGTATGATAGAGCATGCAAAAAGAGATGTGATTGAATATATTGATAGAAAATTAGAAGAAGACATCTTACAAGAAAAGAAAGGAAAAGATCACGATGGAGACGGAGACATCGACTCAGATGATTATATGGCTGCTAAAGATAAAGCTATTAAAAAAGCAATGGGCAAAGACGTTAATGAAGCAGAAGAAAAAATTAAAAGAGCTTTAAAAAAGAAAATAGTACAGATTTTAGAAGAAGGTTCTTTAAATGAAGCTGCTACTAACCAACTGGCTAAATTAGCTGATGAATATGCAGGTTTTAATGGAATGAAAGGAGCTATTTTAGATCTTCAAAATATAGTAACTGATATTGAATCATATTACGATAAGACAAGAGGTAAGATTCAAAGAGTATACGATATGTTAGGTGAAGTTAGAAATGAAGAAGGTTTAAAAGTAGGAGCATTCATTGCACCAGCTATCGAATCAGCATTCAATAAAGATCTTAGACCTGTAACTAAAGAAGGGTTCACAAAAGGCCTA